GCGCCAGCATCGCCCTGCAGGCCATCGGCCTGGAGGCCGCCAAGCTGCGCCAGACAGACCCCGCCGAGGCCCTGCGTCAGACGGCGGTGGCCTTGGCCGGCTTTGCCGACGACGGCAACAAGGCCCGCATCGTGCAGGAGCTGTTTGGCAAAAGCGTGCGAGATGCCGCCCCATTCCTGAAAGACCTGGCCGAGGCCGGCCAGCTCAACGCCAGCGTCACCACGCAGCAGGCGGCTGAGGCAGAGAAGTTCAACAAGCAGCTCTTTGCTCTGCAGGAGGCGGCCGGCACTGCCGGGCGGTCCATTGTCTCGGACCTGCTGCCGCCCATGACGGAGCTGCTGGACAAGTTCAACCGCTTCCGCATGAATGGCGGCGTGCTTTCCGGCTTCTTTGACCTGCTGGTTTCGCAGTTCAAGGACGCGCGCGTGCAGGCCACGCTGGAGGAGATCGAGCGGCTGGAAGAGCGCTTGCGCAACCCCAAAGTGACCGGCTTCAACCGAAGCAGTCTGCAGCAGGAACTTCGGCAAGCTACCCAGCAGCTCAAAGACCTGCAGGGGGAGGCGCTCAAGGCCCGCACCGCGCTGGACCAGGCGCTGGGTAGATCGAACGCCGGCGCTGGCCGCGGGGACGACATCAATCCACCGTTTGCGCGTCGAGCGCCGTCAGTGGCTGACATCAACGCCTTGACCCAGGCCCAAACCCGCCAGGACGAGCAAGCCAAGGCCGCAGCCAAGGCGCGCGAGGCCGAGGCCGATCGGCAATCACGTGCCCACCTGGCCTGGCTCAAGCGCGTGGACGAGGCCGAAGAGGCGGCAGAAAAGGCCGCCCAGGCTGAACTCAAGCGCATGGCGGACTTGCAGCAGGCCGAGCTGGAGCTGGCCGCCTCGCGCCAGCTGCGCCAGGTGGCCGCCTACGAGGCCGAAGAGCAGGCGATCGACGCGCGGCTGAAGTCTGCCGGCGACATGCTGCAGGCGATCGAGCGCGAGACGCAGGCGCTCAGCATGTCCAACACCGAGCGCGAGGTGTCCAACGCGCTGCTGGAGCTGGAGCGCCTGGGCCTGGAGAAGGGCACTTACGCCTACGAGGAATACGCCCGCAAGATCCGCGAGGCCATCGTCAACCGGGAAAACGTGCGCGCCAGCATCGAGCAGACGCAGCAGATTCAGCGCGAGTGGGAGCGTGTTTCAGACCAGATCGGCCAAAGCCTCACCGACGCCCTGATGCGGGGCGGCAAAAGCGCCTGGGAGTACATCAAGGGCCTGTTCCGCAGCATGGTGCTGCGGCCGATCATCCAGGCGGTGGTCAATCCGGTGGTGGGGGCCGCGCAGGCTGCCGTCGGGTCTGCTCTGGGCCTGTCCGCAGGGTCTGCGGCTGCAGGATCCGCTTTCGGAAATGCAGCAGGCGCGGCCATTGGGTCGGCCATCTTTGGCTCCAGCGCAGCCTACGGCGCGGCCATCGGCACCACAAGTGTGGCGGCAGGCTCCCAAGCAGCCATGCTGGCAGCGCAGACGGGCAGCTTTGGTGCAGCGGGTTTGACGGCCACCAGCAGCGCTGCCGCAGGCGCCGGCTCCGGCTTCATGGCCACGGCAGCTGCTGCAGGCCCTTACGTGCTCGCAGCCCTGGCCGTGCTCAACGCCGCGGGCGTCTTCCGCAGCAAGAAGATCGTCGGCGGCGGCCTCACTGGCACCCTGGGCGAAGGCGACATCGAAAGCTACGACCTGCAGCGCCGCGGCGGCACGCTGTTCAGTGGGCCGGACTACAGCATGGTCAATCAGCGCGTCAGCGCCGAGAGCCAGGCCATTCAGACCGCTTACGAGGCGCTGCGCACCAACGCCGTCAACATGGCTGAAGCCCTGGGCCTGAGCAGCGATGCGGTCAAGACCTTCACCACGCAGCTCGGCACCGACGTGCTGCACAACGACCTGGCCGCCCGCGGCATCAAGCTCGATGGCCTGACGCCCGAGGAGGCCGCGCAGAAGGTGCAGGCCGCCCTCAGTCAGGCCAATGAGGACTTGGCCGCCTTTGTGCTGGGTGCCAGCCGCACGGTCACCGAGACCATCACCACCAGCGTGGAAGACTGGGAAGAAAGCGAAAACGGCCGCTGGATGCGCGGCTACATCGACCAGGTCAGCCAAGTCACCCGCACCATCGAGGCCACCGGGCCCAGCTTTGCCCGCACGGGCGAGACCGCCGTGCAGACCCTCACGCGCCTGGCCAGCAGCATCAGCACCATCAACCCCGTGCTGGAGCTGCTGGGCCTGCAACTGTTTGACACCAGCCTGGCCGGCGCAGACCTGGCCAGCACCATGGCCGACGCCTTTGGCGGCCTGGAGAACTTCACCCAGGTCACGGCGCAGTACTACCAGGAGTTTTTCAGCGAAGCCGAGCGCACCGCGCACGTCACCGGCCAACTGACCGAGGCGCTGGGCGGCATGGGCATGACCCTGCCCACCACGCGCGACGCCTTCCGCGACCTGGTGGAAGCCCAAGACCTGACCACCGAGGCCGGCCGCAAGAACTTTGCCACGCTGATGCAGCTCAGCGGCACCTTTGCTGCCATCACGCCCGTGCTAGAGGAGGTGGCCGAAGCCGGCGAAACCGTCACCGAGACCCTGCGCAGCGCCGCCGACATCCTCAACGAGCGCCAAGGCCTCGAGCGCCAACTGCTGCAACTGCAAGGCGACACCAACGCACTGCGCGCCCTGGACCGCGCCGCGCTGGACGCCAGCAACCGCGCCCTGTTCGACCAGATCACGGCGCTGCAGGACAGCCAAGCGGCTGCCGCTGCTGCTGCAGACGCCGAGCGCGCCCTGGCGGCAGAGCGCGACCGCATCGCCCAAGAGCGCGCCGGCCTCGAGCGCCAACTGCTGCAACTGCAAGGCGACACCAACGCACTGCGCGCTCTGGACCGCGCCGCGCTGGACGCCAGCAACCGCGCCCTGTTCGACCAGATCACGGCGCTGCAAGACAGCCAAGCGGCTGCCGCCGCCGCAGCTCAGGCCCAGCGCGACTACACCGCCGCGGTAGAGGCCGCGCAAGCCGCAGTGGAGCGCGCTCGCAGCGCCGTGGCCAGCGCAGAGTCTGGCGTGGCTGCGGTGCGTGAGCAGGCCACCAGCGCCTACATCTCGGCGCAGGACCGCGTGGCCGCCGCCAACGCGCGCATTGCAGACCTCAACGCAGGCATTGCCAACGCGGCCCGCGACGCCGCCCTGCGCGTGCAAGAGCTGGGCACCAGCCTGCAGGAGTTTGTGCGCGGTCAGTTCGCCACGCCTTCGCAGAACTTCGGCACGCTGCTGCGCCGCGCCCTGGGCGGCGACTCCGAAGCCATGCAGGGCCTGCCCGAGGCGGCTCGCGCCGCCATTGACGTGGCGCGCGCATCGGCCCGTACCACGGCCCAAGCCGGTATTGAGCGCGCCCGCATCCTCTCCAGCGTGGCCGAGGTGGCCGCCGTGGCCGCCGCGACCGCCGTGCCTGCAGGCGCCGCAGCCGCAGACCCCATGCTGCAGGCCACGCAAGAGCTGGCTGCCGCTCAGGCTGAGCTGGCCAGCGCCCTGGGAGTGGCCAACCAACTCGGCGCGCCGCTCACGCGCGAGGTGCAAGACCTGGTAGCCAAGTTCACCGCCGCGCAAGAGGCGCTCACGCTGGCCACCGCCGACCTGGCCGATGCAGAAAAAGCGCTGGCCGACATCGTGGCCAACACCGCCGGCACCGTGACGGCTGTGAACAGCGCGACCACCGCCATCGGCACGCTCAAAACCGCCTTCGACACGGCCAAGAACACGCTGGACGTCCAACTGAAGGCCGTGGCCGACAGCAACCTGCCAGACGACATCAAGACGCTGATTGCCGACAAGGGCAAGACCTACCAAGTGACCATTGGCGCAGTGATGGCCAGCACCTTGACGGATGCGCAAAAGACGCTGCTGCTGGAGGCCTCAACCACCGGCATGCGCGCCGTCACCTTGGGTGCAGCATTTGGAACGGCTCTCACGGCCGAGCAACGCCAAGCCTTGATGGTGGCCGATGAGACCATCCTAAGAACAATTCAGGCCGCGGTCACTGCGGGCACCTTGACAGACGAACAGCGGCTGCTGCTCACCATGCAAAAGGGCACGGTTGACCGCACCGTCAACGCCTTGGTGAACAGCGCCAGCCTCACCACTGAACAGCGTGCATTTCTCAACCTGGTCACCGGCGCCACCGCCACGGGCGCCACCGTCACCATCAGCGGCGCCGTTACCTTCGACCCGGGCAACGCGCTGCAGAGCATCTTCAACAACATCAGCAAGAGCAACGCGCTGCTGGCCAAGATGGCGCTGGCCCAGCTGGGCCCCACGGCTACCGCGCAGCAAAAGGCCACCACTTACGGTGCGTTCCGCGAGCTGTACACCGACGAGCAAACGCGAGCCATCGTGGAGACGGCATACGGCAGACAGACCAACGCCGACTGGGCCGCGCTCAAGTCGCTCGCCGGCTTTGCCGACGGCGGCGTCTTCACCAACGGCATCGTGAGCCAGCCCACCCTGTTTAACATGGCACAAATGGGCGAGGCCGGGCCCGAGGCCATCATGCCGCTCAGCCGTGGCGCAGACGGCAGCTTAGGCGTCAACCTCTGGGGCAGCGGCGCCCGCCGCGACGAAGCGTTGGTGGCTGAGATCCGCGCGCTGCGCCAGGAGATGACCGAGCTGCACGCCGCAGCCCGCAGCACTGCCGTGGCTACCAACAAGACGGCGCGCATCCTGGATCGCGTCACCCCCGACGGCAACAGCCTGCAAACGGTGGCCGCTGCATGAAAGTCATCGCCCCCACCACCTTTGTGGCCGCCACCCACCTGGTGAGCAGCACCGCGACAGAGGCGGTAAGCGCCTACAACGCCGGCACCACCTACGCCAAAGACGCCTTCGTCGACTACGGCACGCACATCTACCAGAGCCTGGTCAACAGCAACACCGGCAACACGCCGAGCACTTCGCCCACCTTCTGGGTGCTGGTGGGCCCGGACAACACGCACGCGATGTTTGATGACCAGATCAGCACCGCCACCACCAGCGCCAGTCCGCTGACGGTGGTGCTGGCCACTGGGCTTGCCAACTCGCTGGCCCTGTTCGGCCTGGTGGGCAGTCAGGTCACCGTCAACATCACCGACGGCGCTGCGGGCCCCAACGTCTACAGCCGCACCACCAGCCTGGACGGCACGTTCATCTTTGACTGGTACATGTATTTCTTCGAGCCGTATGTGCAGATCGAAGAGCTGGTGCTCACCGACCTGCCGCCCTACACGGCCGCGCGCCTGACCGTCAGCCTCACCGGCCCCAGCACCGTGCAGATCGGTCAACTGGTGTTTGGCACGCAGTACGAGCTGGGTGACGCCGAATACGGCGCCAGCGTGGGCATCATCGACTACAGCCGCAAGGACACCGACGAGTTCGGCACCACCACGTTTGTGGAGCGCGCCTTCAGCAAACGCATGACCGCCAGGTTGATGCTGGACACCGTGCAGATCAGCCGCGTGCAGCAGGTGCTGGCCCGCGTGCGTGCCAAGCCCAGCGTATGGGTGGGTGTGCCGGGTGACAGCACCTTCAACCCGCTGACCGTGTACGGCTACTACCGCGACTTTTCTGTCGATGTGGCTTACCCGACCAAGAGCTACTGCAGCCTGGAGATCGAGGGCCTGGTGTGACACCAGGCGCGTCATCACCCAACCCTTGAGCCACCACCATGCCCACCAACCCCACCCCTATCACCGCGCTGCCCACCGCGCCCAGCCGCGCGGACCCGGCCAACTTTGCCACCCGCGCGGATGCTTTCCTCGGCCAGCTTGGCACCTTCGGCACGCAGACCAATGCGGTGGGCTCAACCACCTACACCAACGCCGTGGAGGCCGCTGCCAGCGCCAATGCGGCCCAGGCTGACCGCATCTTGGCGCAAAGCGCCGCCGCTACCGTCACGGCGCAGAGCCCAGCGGCCAACGCCGCCGCCGCCGCCGCCAGTGCCGCCGCAGCAGCCGTGAGTGCTGGCCAGGCGCAGGCCGTCAGCCCTGATTCGCCCGTGCGCCTGAACACCCGGCAGATCACCGCCAACCTCACCATCGGCGGCGGCTACAACGCCATGAGCGCCGGGCCCATCGCCATCGCCGACGGCATCACCGTCACCGTCCAAGACTTCGCCACCTGGAGCATCCAATGAGCACGCTTGTCACCCGCACCATCCAGACCCCTGACGCCTCGCCCGTCAGCTTCCCCAACGGCATCCGCATCGGCACGTCCGGCGGCGCCGGCCTGGTCAACCACATTGGCGTGGCCGGCCAGCAGGGGTTCGGCGTGGGCATCGCGCCCGAGGTGCCGGCAGGCTTTGCCAAGCTGTACGGCACCGAAGATCCGGCCTCCGAGAACTACGGTAACTACCAGTACAGCGACGGCTCGGTGATGGTCTACGTGCCGGCGTTTTACTACCGCTACGGCACCGGCAGCAACGGCGGCGCCATCAACGTTGTGGACGTCAAGCCCTTCAGCCACTGGGCCAGTGTGGCCGATGCCAATGCGGCGGGCTACGCGCTGCACCGCGCCTTCTACAACGGCGGCAGCATCCGCCAGGGCGTTTTCGTCGACAAGTACAAGGCGAGCAACAACGGCGGCACGGCGTCCTCCTTGAAGAACGGCATTGCGCTCAGCAGCGCGCAGCGCGGCTCCTTGAGCACCGCCACCTTCGCCAGCCTCACGGGCGCACCCAGCAACAACCTGGCCGGCGCCATTGCCGCGGCCAAGACGCGCGGCAGCCGCTTCTTCTGCAACACGCGCTTCATCCGCGGCGCGCTGGCCTTGCTGGCCAATGCCCACGGCTCGGCCGCCACGGGCACCACCTATTGCGCCTGGTACAGCGCGGGCAGCACCAACTTCCCCAAGGGCTGCAACAACAACGCCAACGGCGACGCGAATGACGGCGCCATCGCGTTTGTGGACGACGGCAACGGCACGTACAACTGCGGGCGCACCGGCAGCGCCAACTTCATGGCGCGCACCACGCACAACGGCCAGATGTGCGGTGTGGCCGACTTGAACGGCATCGTGTGGGAAACCGAGCTGGGCTTCACCAGCAACGGCACCAGTTTCTTCATGCTCAACACCAGCGTGGACGTGGCCACCATCACCGGCGGCACCACCCTGGCCACCGACGCCTGGGGCGCCACCGGCCTGGCCGCCATGTACACCAACATCGGCGCCACGTATGAAAGCCTGACCAACAGCGCCAGCAACAAGACCTACGGCAACGCGGCGCAGGTGCTGAGTGCATCCACCAGCGGCACCGCCTGGGGCTTTGCAGGCCTGGGCATTCCGCTGTCTGGCGGCGTGGGCGGCAGTAACCAGTTCGGCAACGACTACCTGTACGACGCGCGCCCGAATGAGCTCTGTGTGATGTCTGGCGGCGACTGGAACTTCGGCAGCAGTGCCGGGGTCTGGGCGCTGTCCCTGGGCAACGTCCGCGGCGTCTCGAGCGTCAGCATCGGGTTCCGCGCCGCCTCTTACCTGTAACTCTGAGGCCCTGAGCGGTAGCGACTGGGCCTGCTTCCAACACCATGAGCCACCCCACGTGCAGCATCCATGCCCAGGCCGGCTTGCACCGCAAGCTGGTGCTGTTCGGCACGCAGCTGGAGCTGTACCTGGCGCACTTTCCTTCGCATCACAAGTTTGTGATGGCGCAGCAACTGCGCCAGGCTTACGTGGACGTTTACAACTTGGTCACCGAGGCGCAAAAGCGCTTTCACAAGCGCACCACGCTCACTCAGCTGGACGTGCGCCACGAGCAGCTGCGCATGCTGCTGCTCTTGGCGCATGAGCTGGGGTTGTTCAACTTCTCCAGGGGCAAGCAAGACGCCGAACACCCGGGCGACCACCGGGCGCTGGTGATGCTGCGCCTGGTGGACGAGCTCGGCCGCATGATCGGCGGCTGGCTCCAAAAAGAATCGGCCCCGGGCGGTGACGCTCAGGGCCCGCTGCCTGCGCCCGGCGCAGCAGCGCATGAATCCGGTGAGCGAGAGCTTGCCGGTGCGGTAGGGGCTTGACATGCTCTGTGTGATTTCTGGCGGCAACTGGAACAACGGCAGCAATGCCGGGGTCTGGGCGCTGAACCTGAACAACGACCGCGGCAACTCGAACGACAACATCGGGTTCCGCGCCGACTCTTCGCCTGGCCTGCCTCATGCGGCAACAGCCGACTGGCAAAGAGGGAGCCCCCGTCGCGGCTGGTGCCGAAATCTGCCGCTGCAGCGCCCTTCAGTAGCCCGCACGCCGGCCCATGTTGGCCGCAGGGCGACCACTGGCGCCGCAGCACCTACACCTGGCCAGGGCACCGCATGAAGCGCCACGGCAACCTGCTGCCCCTGTACGCCACCGAGCCCGCGCTCATGGCCGCCTACCGCCGCGCCCGCGAGCAAAAACGCAACAGCCGGGGCTGCTTCCTGTTCGAGCGCAACCTGGGCCACAACCTGGCCAGCCTGCTGGACGAGCTGCGCACCGGCACCTACCAGCCGCAGCCGCTCAATCGCTTCTGGGTCAACGACGGCCGCAAGCCGCGCTTGATCGAGGCGCCGTCCTTCCGTGACCTGGTGGCGCAGCACGCCGTCTACGCCGTGGTGGGCCCGATCTTTGAGCGCCGCTACATCGCCACCAGCTTTGCCTGCCGCAACGGCCTGGGCACGCACGCCGCAGCCGATTGGCTGCAAGCCGCCATGCGCCGCGCACCGCGCACCGCCTGGACGCTGCACGTCGATGTGCGCAAGTTCTTCTACAGCGTGGACCGCACCACGCTGGCCGCCATCGTGCAGCGCTTCATCAAGTGCCCCGCCACCCTGCGCCTGCTGGCCCTGTTTGCCCAGCGCCCTGAGCCGGTGGGCATCCCCATCGGCAACCTGATGAGCCAGACCTTTGCCAACCTGTACCTGCACACGCTGGACGACTTTGCCAAGCGCACGCTCAAGGCGGCCGACTATGGCCGCTACATGGACGACGCCGTGATGATCGCCCCCAGCCGGGCCGCAGGCGCACAGTGGCTGGAGGCCATCCGCCACCACCTCAGCCTGCTGGGCCTGGCCATCAGCCACCACAGCCTGCAGCCCCTGCGCCGTGGCCTCAACTGGGTGGGCTACCGCACCTGGGCGCGCGCCCGCTTCGTGCGCCCGCACCTTATTTCAGCCATCCGCGCCGATGCCCGCACCGGCCGCCTGCAATGCCTTGTCTCTCGCCTGGGCCACGCGCGCCGCACCAGCTCGCACCGGCCCCTCATCACCCACCTGTTGGAGCACCACCATGCCCTCGCTGCACGCCTACCGCAAGCTCATCACCTCCCTCAACACGTTTGAGATCCGCCTGCCTGAATCCGCCCCCGGCCAACGCCAGGGCCAGGAAATCGCCACGTTGGCCGACGGCCGCACCATCGTCTGCCTGGACGACGGCGCCACGCTGCCAGCCGACCAGCCCGCGCAGATCGCCGCCAGCATCGAGGCCCTGCCCAGCCCGCTGCCCGTAGACCTGCGCGCCGAGATCCTGGCCGCCAGCCCGCACGTGCGCGTCATCAACCAGCGCGTGGTCGAGAAGATCCGCGCCCAGTACAGCATGGACGACGAGATCAAGATGCTGCGTATCGCCCCCAGTGCAGAAACCGTGGCCTGGAACGACCACGTGGAAGCCTGCCGCGCCTGGGGCAGGGCTGAAAAGGCCAAGCTGGGGTTGTGAGCCTGGCCACCCACTGACCCGCCGCACCCGCCCGACGCCGTGAAGAAAGCGCCGCCCCCATGACCGACTACACCGGCCCCGAGCGCCGCCAGGCCGCCCTGACCGAAGACCGCGTGCAACTGATGATCCAGACGGCCGTCACGGGCGCCATGACGGCCCATGAGCACAAGGTCATCGCGCACATGGACGTCCAGTTCGCCGCCCTGCGGCAAACCTTCGCCAGTGCGTTCCCCGAGGGCGACCCGCACGGCCACCGAATCGCGCACGAGAAGGCCATCCGCAACGCCGGCTGGTGGGAGCGCATCAAGGGCGAAGCCGCCAGCAAGCTGCTCACCGCCACGCTCTGGGCCGGCCTGCTCTTCATCGGAGCCGCCATCTGGGAGCACTTCAAAAGCGAAGTGCGGAAGGGCTGAGGCAATGAACTTCGACACCGCCTTTGCGCTGCTGCTTGGCCATGAGGGCGACTTCTCTGACCACCCGGATGACCCCGGAGGCAAGACCCGCTTCGGCATCACCGAAGCCGTAGCCCGCCAGGCCGGCTACACCGGCAGCATGCGCGAGCTGCCCGTCGACCTGGCCAAACGCATCTACCTCGACCGCTACTGGAAGCCCGTGCGCGCCGATGATCTGCCGCCAGGCATCCGCTACGTGATGTTCGACGGCGCCGTCAACAGCGGCCCCGCCCAGGCCACGCTCTGGCTCCAGCGAGCACTCGGCGTGCAGGCCGACGGCATCATCGGCCCCAAGACCCTGGCCGCTGCATACGCCCACCCGCACGAAACCCTGCGCCTGAGCATCCTGGCCCAGCGCCTGCGCTTCATGACCGGCCTGACCAACTGGCCCGCCTTCAGCCGAGGCTGGGCGCGGCGCATTGCTGACCTGATGGATGCCTGACCCCATGAACCCGCTCATCCTCGGCCCCGTGCTCGACCTCGGCAAGTCCATCCTGGAGCGCTTTATCCCAGACCCCGAGAAAAAGCGCGAGGCCGAGATGGAGCTGCTGCGCATGGCCGCCGAGGGTGAACTCAAGCAGGTAATCGCCCAGCTCGAAATCAACGCCCGTGAGGCCCAACACCCCAGCATCTTCGTCGCTGGCTGGCGGCCCGCCTTTGGCTGGTGCGGTGCTGCGGGCTTCGTCTACGCCACCATCCTCCAGCCCCTGCTGTCCTGGTGGGCCGGCATCCGCGGCTGGCCCGCCCCGCCCACCCTCAACATGGATCTGATGTGGGTGGTGGTGACCGGCATGCTCGGCATCGGCGGTCTGCGCAGCATTGAGAAGATGAAGGGTGCAGCCAGGTAGAAAACCATGGTGTAAATCCTGGTGTAAATCGTGGTCAGAAACCCCCCGAAAAACCGGTTCCCTGACAGACACTTACCCTCGTAGACGAAGGCAGACA